TATTTCTGATGGTGCATTAGAAGTTGGTGTTGAAGCATTTGTAGAAAATGCTGAGGGCGAATTAGTTGCAGCTGAAGATGGCGAATATAAAGCTGATGATGACAAAGTCTACGTAATTGTAGATGGTAAAGTTGCTGAAATTCGTGAACCAGAACCAGAAGCTGAACAAGCTCCAGCAGAAGCTGAACAACCTGTTGAGGAAAATCAAGAGGAACAAGAACCAGAAGCAGAAGAAGCTCCAGCTGAACAACCTGCTGAAGATGAAAAAGACAAACGCATTGCTGAGTTAGAAGCTCAAATTGAAGAGTTAAACAATGTTATTGTTGAGAAAGATGAAGAAATCGGTAAGTTAAAAGCAGAATTAGAGGATTCTGATGCAAAACCTGCTGAGGAACAACTAAAGAGACAAGAACAAGAAAAGAAAGGTTGGTTTAAATATAGTAAATAATCTTTTTTCTGGTTGTAATCAAAAGGAGAAGTTAGACGCTTCTCCTTTTTCTATTTTTAGCAGCTATTGACATTTTTAATCTTGTTTCATCGGAAACACCTTTTTTACCTTTATTCCAAGGTGTGTTTCCTTTTAATGTATTTGAAATCTTAAGTTTCGTTTCTTCATCCCATGATTTTTCTTTATTCCAAGGTATTCTACCCCTTCTAGATATGCTCATTTTTTCACATGCTTCTTTTGACATTGTTTTTCCAGTATGATGTATTTTCGTATGTTCATCATGCGGTATGAATATTAGTTCAGATGCAGGTCTATTGTAGTATAAATCCATTTCTATCAACTCAGGAACACTTTTATTTAATTCCGTCTCTAGACGATGATGACAATCATAAGTTTCACTACTTTTTACAGCAATATCATAATTCTCAATTAAACTTAAATCTTCTCTACAAAATTTCTTTACTGTTTTTTCAGATATCATAACTATAAAATGATTTTGTAAATTCTATTCATATTCACAATATAGTTTCAAAAAATTTACTTCATATTATTCTTCTATTGTATTAAAATGAACTATAAAAATTTATATAACAAAAATTATGGCAGGATTTAATGTCGCAAGTCTTCCAGATTATGTAAATCAAAATCGTGGAGAACTTATTTCAAAGGCACAACTTGGTTTCGAAACACGTAAATATGTTACTTTAATGCCAGGTGTGAAATATAAAGAAGCTTTAAACATTATCGCTACTGATCCTATTCTACAGACTCGTACTTGTGGTTGGGACGCATCAGGTAATGTAGACTTCTCACAACGTGTTATGGAAGTTCATCCTTACAAAGTTAATATGGAACTTTGTGAAGAAGACCTTCGTAAGAAATACATGAATGACCAACTTGTTGTAAAAGCAGGTGGTGAAGTATTACCTTTCGAGGAAAAAATCACTAACAACATTGTTGAAAGTGTAAATGCTCAAATTGAGAAACTTGTATGGACTGCAACTGATGCATCTAATGGTTGGGATGGTTTCTTAACAAAATTCGATGCAGATGCTAATGTAATTGATGTTTCTGTTGGCGCATCTGATTATGATACAGCTATCGCAGTTTACAAAGCTATTCCAGAGGAAATTTTAAGTAAAGCTGAAATTTTCGTTGGTGATGAAAAATTCCGTTCTATTGTATTAGAAATTACTGCAAAGAACTTATATCATTATGACCCAACTATTAATGATGCAAGAACTATAATTCTTCCAGGAACTAATACAAAATTACATGCTGTTCATGGATTAAACGGAACTAAACGTATGGTTGCTGCTGACCCTGATAACCTATACTATGGTTTTGATGGTGACGAAGATGCTGATTCATTTGATATCTGGTATTCTAAAGATAATCAAGAATTCCGCGTTGCAATTAAATTCAACTCTGGTGTTCAATACGCATTTGGTGACCAAATTGTAGTTTCTGAAGCTCCTGAAGCTTAATCAAAATTTTAACAACACGGGGATAAGCAATACGGTTTATCCCCACAATTAAAAACTTACAAAAATTAAAACAACTAATAATTATGAATTGTACTGTTTATACATTATCAGGACTAAATGCTGGATGTAAAGATTCTGTAGGTGGTGTTGCTAAAATTTGGTTAGCTGACCAAGCATCAATTTCATGGACTAAAGACACAACTACTTACACTATTAAACCAGATTCTACATCTGCTTTTAAAGTTTACAACTTAAGACGTGGTGCTGCTTCTATGACTTCTACATTAACTGTTAATGATAATTCTGGAAACTTTTTCTCTACTGAAATTGCAATGAATTTCTTAAAGATGGAAACATCTAAGAGATTAGAAGTTATGGCAATGCTAATGGGTCAATGCACTGGTGTAGTAAAAGACAACAATGGTAAATATTGGGCAGTAGGTGTTGAACATCCACTTGAAGGTTCTGCTGGAACAGGTGAGACTGGAACAGCTTCATCCGACGCTAATCAGTATACTGTGACAATTTCTGTTGATGAAGCAGAATTACCATTCGAAATCACAGATTCTTCTACAATCAATGCATTAGAGTCAATCACAATTGCTTAATTGAAATAGATTAAGAAAAAAGAAAAGACTGGGAATTTTTCTCAGTCTTTTTTATGCGAATAAATATTATGTACTAAATTATTCTTCTATAGAACAAATATGATAGGAATTATATACAAATACACAAGTCCTAGTGGTAAATGTTATATTGGGCAAACTATTCATGAAGAATTAAGAAAAGCTCAGCATAAAAGCGCCGCAAAAGATGAAAGTCTAAAATGGCCGTTTTATAAAGCAATTCGGAAATATGGTTGGGATAACATGTCATATGAAGTTTTAGTAAAATTTGAATGTGATAATCGTCAATTATTATTTAAGATTCTCGACCACTTTGAAATTTTTTATATCGCTAAGTATAATAGCTACAAATGTGGATATAATCAAACAAAAGGTGGACATATAGTTTCTTAGGAATGGAGAACTAAAAATGAAAGTGATGGATTTATTATAAACGCAGATGACTATGAACCATTACCTGCTGAATTTTTACTAAAAATGGCTGAAAAGAAAAATAGAAAGCTATTAAAACAATGGAAAAAAACAAATTAAAAACTTCACTTTTAACATTTTCTGTTGAAAATGTAGAGATTCCACAATTTAGAGAGTGGAATGTATCTGGTAAAGATTGGTTTTACTGGGGTAAGGATAACAAATATCCTTTTTACTTATATGATTTATACACAAAATCATCTCTAATGTAGTCAATTATAAATACAACTATTAACTTTGTACTTGGCAATGGAATTAAATCCATTTATAAACCTAATGAAGATGAAACTTGGGAAGATTTAGTCAAAAATCTTGGATTAGATTACATGATTTATGGCGGTTTTGCAATTCAAATTTTCTATAATAAAGCTGGTCAAATTAAAGAACTTGGTTGGCTTGATATGAGAAAAGTTCGAACTGATGAAGACAAAAACATTATATATTACTCAAAAGATTTTGCAACAAAATCAAGTCCTCAATATATTACATTCCCAGTGTGGAAATATGGTGAGGAATATCGAAATGAATCCGCTGTTTTACTTTATACAGGAAGTAAACGTTCAGTATATCCAACACCAAGATATAGTGGCTCAATCATGGATATTGAAACATCTATAAGAATTTCTAATTATCATTTAAATGCTATTCGTAATAACTTTAATGGAAACTTTGTAATTTCATTTAACAATGGAATGCCAAGTGATGATGTAAAGAAAGAAATTGAAAGAAAAGTTCAAGAAAAATTCTGTGGTGATTCAAATGCAGGAAGCTTCTTATTAGTTTTCAATGACAGCAAAGAAAATGGTGTTTCTGTTGAAAGAATTCAAGATGATTAGACAGATAAGAAATACCAACAATTGAAAGATTCTACAATGACAAGCATCTTCACTGGTTTTTCTGCACCACAACAATTATTTGGATATGCATTAACTGGTAATGTATTCAATAAAGAGGAATATGACCAAGCATTTGACTTGTATAACAGATTACAAGTATAGCCAATTCAAGATTTGTTCGTTCGTGTATTTGAAAAAATCTATGGAATGGAAAAAGTAATTGAATTTATGCCATTTGAACTTGACACTGTTGAAAATGAAGAAGTTGAAGATACTACAAAAATTAATCCTGATGTAAATGAATAATGTATTACTAATAAGTGAAAAAACTATCAAAGAAAATTCTTTGGTAAGTAATAATGTAGATGGAAAATACATCTAGAATGCCATTAGAACTGCACAGGATATAAGCTTACAACCTATCATTGGCAGTAAACTATTCAAGAGACTTTGTGAAGGCGTTAAGAACAATGATTTGACAGAACTTGAAACTGAATTATTGTCAGAATACATTCATCCTATTCTATTAAATTCTGTAATGAGTAATTTAGTTTTACAATTGACATATAAATTTAGAAATG